GTCACTTCAACAATCTTCTGATGATATTACTTCTAAGCTCTTTCAGACTTTAATTGCTATAAGTCTACCTTCTCAAATTGTAATAGAGGATGGAGCACAAAAGAAAATCGATGGATTAACATGGATTGATGTATTCTCTCATATTAAATCTCAACATTGGCACAAGACTGGAAAATATATATGTCCTCATGCAGAAAGTCTATATGATCATTTGCAAACTTGTGGCAACCTTTGTTATACAAAGGCACAAAAGGAAGACTATTCATCACAAGAATGCATTAAGGCCTATTTAACTGGTCTTTTGCATGATATTGGTAAGCCTGGTACAATGCGTCTCGCTGGAAAGTTCACAGCCTTCAAAGGTCATGGTCTTGTCGGTGGTGCTATGCTTGAAAATTTCTATACATCTGAACTAGGTGATGCTTTTGGTTTGACGAATGAAGATTGGGCAGATATTTCTACATGTGCTGATGTTCACATGTGTAGTTATTTTCCAATGCAAACATCAGCACTACACAAGTTCAGTGTAAATATTCTTCCTGCATCTATTAAGAAGATGCTTTTCATACTTCGTACTGGGGATAATCTTGCACTTGTTCCAGATGCATGCTACCCAAAGACTATTGAAGAAATTCGTGACCAAGTAGAATCAGGCGAAGAAGTATATCGCAATACTCTTTTTTCCGAGATGGATTTTTCTGAAATAAATAAAAAGAAAGGTGTTCTTATTATGTTACAAGGAGGTTCTTCCAGTGGAAAAAGTACATTTGCTCAAAAGTTAATGACACTTATCGGACAAGAAAAATGCACCTATTGTGCTCGTGATTGGTATATGGTACATGAGATTCTAAAGTCTATTGGTGAAAGAACAAATATTACAGATGAAGATATTTCCCCAGAATTGTTTCAACAATGTTATAAAATTTATATTGATTCTGAGAGGTATATTTCCCCAGTGTTGTATCAACTATGTTATAAAATGTATATTGATTCTGGTAAAAAGTGTGCTCCACAAATCAATAAGCATATGTGTGATGATATTTTTACTGGTCTTCAACGCGGTAATGTCGTAATTGTAGATACCATGGCAACTATGTTTGATTCCATTGAAACTATTATTCCCGAAGTTGCTAAAAACGCTTATCGTGTATCCTTTTGGTTACACCGTAACCAACTAATTACTGAAGAAGAAACAAAAGGTCGTCTTGGTATGGACATGAAAAGTCAAATTGGTGCTCACGGTACAATGACTATTTACAATCCATTTAATAGTACACTCAATTGGTCAAAGACTATTTCAGGAAGTGAAAAAGACAATGGCGAAAATGATAATTATCTTCAAAGTCATCTTTCTATTTCAGTCGGATGGACTGGTATAAAGAACAAAATAATTGCCCATCTTTGTGAAAAGTTTACAGAGATTTATGCGTATAACCAAAGAATTCCTCGTGTTCCTGTTATTGACCAAACGATGGATATGAGCCTTTTGGAACTAGTACAAAAGCTCAAGGATGTTAATGGCATTGAAGAATTCTTTGGTCAATATAATTACTCATTATCGCGATACATTCCAGGCGCAATTGGTATTAAATATGTTGAAGGCATTAACCAAATATGGAAACCAAAGTGGTCTCGTGAAGCACGCGGTCGTTTCTATTATATTGGTGGCGAAAAGGTTGTTCCTCTCAAAAATACATTGATGCGCGGCATTGAGGTTCTTACTATATCTCATCTCGATGGAGGAATCACTGAAACGCAAGATATTAATTCGAATTCTCTGGATAAACTTGATAAACTTGATAGTACACAACAGATGATTATGCGCACTTTTTCAAGTGCAAATGAATTCGATTCCTACATAACTGGTAAAGTGGATGGCTCTCTTTTGATTGTCAATGTGTATCCAAAGGAGTGCGAACAATACTCTATTATCAAAGAACTTGCACTAACTCATGGAGATGCATTCACACAAACACTTGTAAAATATTGTGCTGACGAACCGATTATTACTATTTCTACACAAGGTACACTCTTCATTGGTGGTGATATGCAAGATTATTTCTTAACAGCTATCCAATCACTAATTGAAGGAAAAGATTGGGAAGAAATCATTCCAAAGTTCACATCCCTTATTCTAGACTATTATACGTCAATCAAAGTTGGAAATACCGAAATGGTGAACTTGTGTTTTGAAGCATATTGCAAGGATCGGACAACAATTACCGGCAAACTTCATACCGAGTTGGCTGTTGGATACAATCACAGTGGTCTGAATCTTCTTGGTGCAATGAATCAAAATCGTTATTTACCACACTTTCTTCTTCCTCGACGAATCTTTAAACAACCATTTTTCTACAATATTAAGAATACAATGGACGTTTTTCGTTTTATGAATGAACTTGATAAGGTTGTACTTGGAAAGCGATCTGTTGAAGAGTTCCTCAAAAACTTTGTTCAAGATGAGTTTACATCTCTAGCTATTCATCCAGAAGGATTTGTTTTGCTAACACCATCTGGTGATAGTTTTGATTACGCAAAGATTAAAACTCAAATGTATTACAAGTGTCATAAAGTAAAGGAAACAAATATTCAAGAACTACTCAAATTACCAGTAACTTGTGGAACACATTATCCGATCTTAAATAATCTACATTCTTTTTTTGATAATCTGTCAGAGAACATTAATGATTTTGTAATTCGTATTTTTGGAGCTCTTACAACTCAAATCAACAAAGACTCTGTATTCTACAAGAAACAAAATCCAAAAGCCCGTCTACGAATGGATGTTGTTATTGATGTAGGTGTTGATAAGGCAGATTCTAAAGCAGTTGATGTTCTGTATAAGATGATGTTGAATAATAGAGATAACTGGTCTGATGCTGTTGCATTGTTCAAGCCAATTACACTCGACATTTACAAGGCAGACTCTGAAGAAATGATGCTCTTTACTAAGAGTCTCATAATGAAGGTCGAACCATGGAATGTTGATTGGAAAAGTCGTCTAGATAAACTGTTTGCATCTTTTGATGAAGCAGTAAATAGCCTATATGGTATTGTTGTTGGCTTTACACATTAAAACCTTTATTTAATAAAATTATATAACATATATTATATATGTCAGAAAATATATCTAAACTATTTAGTGATTTTATAAAATTATTTACATCAAAAAACAAAATTAATAAAAATTATTTAGATTTTTTTAATGTTTTGAAAGATGATAAAACCAATTATGAAAAAAATAGATGTAATTTTTTAGATTCTGAAAAAATTTATGAAAAAATCGAAGAATATTTATGTTATAATGAAGAACTATATTATCAAACATATTATAAACTTTCTAAAGATAACACATTAGAAATTAATCACGATACTGCAACAGAAATACAATTTAAAGATTTAGTAAATTATATAGACAATTTGAATATAAATACATTTATTAATTCTAATGATAATACTAAATATCTTATAAAAAAAATAGAATCTGAATTAGGATTAGCATTGAAAGATATAAAATTAAAAAATTTAAGAACATTTTGCCAATTAATTTATTCAAAATATTTTGAAAATTTATTAATAAATTTTATAAAAGATTATCATAACAATCAAGAAAATATTGACTATTATACAGCAAAATTAAAAAAATGGAAAAAATATCATGGAACAATATTTGATAATTCTGATTATGATGCAGCTGAAAGTTTTTATCCACATTCATATTTAACATATAATAAAACTTTTGGCTTTAAAAAAGGTGATATAGGTACATCATTAAAAATAGTTAAAGAATATGAGATTAGTATAGAACAATCAAATATTTTTGATGTACCAAATATTCAAATATTTTGTTCATCATTAGATAATACTCAAGAAATAATACCATTTGTATATAATAGATTTGTATTTTTACATGAATTTGGACATAATATATGTTTCGTACCAGAGAAAGAAATTAAAATAAATAATAAAGTATATACTTTAAAAAATAGTGAAGGAAAATGGAGATTTGATAATAAAATTTTTGATGATATTAAATCAGAATTATCTGCAGATGAAAAAAAATTAGCAAAAAGATATAAGATAGACAAAATTTATAATGATAATAAAAATACACAAGCTATTCTTGATATTGGTGCTGATTATTTAGCTATAACAATTATTGTTAATGAATTAGAAATTTTAGGTATAAAGCCATTAGAAATATTAAAAATAATAGCAAATATTAGTAAGAATTTAAGTGGTGATGAATATCATTTTGATGCAAATACAAGATTTTATTTAAATATTTACACGAATAAACTTTTATTAGAAACTTATGATTCAAATGTTACCAACGGAGGTCCAGATATATATAAAGATATAAGTAGTTTAATAGATGGTATTAAACTTAAAATTATAAAAAATGCAGGAAGTACGAATACAACCAAATGTTTGAATAATATTGTTCAAGTATTAAATCCAGATTATCAAGAAATATTAGAACAGAAAATAGATATAATTGAATTATATTACAAGGAAACTGATGATTATTATAAGAAAAATATTAGTAAAATAATTCAATTTTTTGAGGATGCATCTTCTATTATGTTTGACGATAGTGATTCTACATATATGAAAAAATATTTAAAATATAAAAAAAAATATTTAGAGTTAAAAAAATTGAATTATTAATAAATTAATACATTATTAATAATTTCATGCAATTAGAAACAATAATAAATTATCACGATTCTGTAAACTATATTAAATCTAAATTTACTATTAATTATAGTAAATTTATCGAAGATTTTTCAAATTTTAAATTTAATAATGCTGAATATATTTCATTTTTCAAAATAGATGATTATATAATTACGAATATTTCATCTATTTATAATTATAATGATTTTATATTATGGTCAAAACTAAATAATATTAAAGTAATTGAATTTGATATTTCAAGTTATATATCTCATTAAATTCATTTATTTTAATTGAAATAAATATAATGTTTGATTGATATCAGCTAACATTTCATCTCTAATATTTAATAGTTCTGAACCATCAATCATCGTATTTAATCCTTCTAAATAAGTTCTTGATTGTTGTAATAAATTAATAATTTCAATATCGGAAATAAATGAAGCATCTAATTTCAAAGAAGTAACAAGTGGTTTAGCATTGTATCTACCAATAAATACTTCAACAAATTTGTCAATACTATCTGCTAATTTTTCAAGTAATTGATCTGTTGCTTTATGTCTAGAGAAAGAGGTTGTATTCCAATGATATTGTTTTACTAATAATTGAAGAGTAAAAAAAAATTTAACAATTTCGTTAATGTTTTTTTGTGAATCCATAATATATAATATAGTAGATTTTATTATAAATATTTAAATATTTTAAAATTATGACCAATCAATAACTATAAATTTAGACGTTTTAACCTTGTAACTAGTAATAAATTGTAATGCTTTATCATCTACTTTTGATAGTATGTGCCATTTTCCA